GTTTTAATTCTAAATCTGTGACCACCTGGAGCAGAATAGTTCGATGTGCCAGCTGCGTTGTCATTAAGAGACGGATCGTCTTCTGGAGTAACAATTGACTCTGAAACTTCAAGTCCAACCCTGTAAGAGGGGTTGTTAGTATATTGGTCAAGTATGAGATATGATGACGGTACATCTACAAAGTGTCCTCTAATGAAGTATACACCTGCATTAATATATGCAGTAGAAGCAACTGCTGTTGCATCTGTTGGAAGTAACTGAGCGAAGGGAGATCCAACCTCAATCAATGTAGTTCCGAAAGTTATTTCATTTTCGGCCAATAACTGCTCGTTGGGTTGAAATGTCTTGATACCAGTGCCACTTACGGTATCACCTGACTCAACATACTTAACGTACAGTGTTACATACCCCTTAGATGATTCTGTAGAGGGGATAGAATATAATACTTTTGCTTTAATACCTGTTGTAATACCCTCGATAATTTGTCCTGTTATCTGGGTACGATATGTCTCAACGTCTACTCCTAAGAAAGACTGTTGAATGACGACTGCTTGAACCTGTAGGTCATAACCAACCTGACCAGGAATAACCATAGCACCTTCTCTAAAGAAGTGCTGTCCAATCGACTCCATCTGATTCTGGAGAATCGACTGCATAGTCGTGAGTTCTCTTGCCTGAATCGGATATCCTGGTCGGAATAGGACTCTGTAAAAGTTTTTATCCTTATCGAAATCGTCAAAATAAGGACTAATATTTAGATTAGTATTCTGTGGCATTGAATTAGAACTCGATTACGATTTTGATATCCTCTATCTGGTCACCAGCACGAGTGATAGCTCCTCTGTTATCTATGTAAATAACATCACCAGAGTTAGGATCAACTTCTGCTTTTGCATAACCATTAGTGAAAGCCATACCTAGATCGTATTCTGCATTGTTAATAACCCTTGTAGAGGATCCTGAAACAATTGGGAAGTTGATGTCTGGGTCAGCAGATGCACCTGATGTAGCACCCACAATTGGGTTACCACCTTCAAACTCGATTAGGTTACCAGTAAATTCAGGGAAGATACCGTCAACTCTATTCTGATAATATTTCAGCACCTTAGTAGTGCTGTTCCATGATATAACACGTCCTCTCGCTGTTACCTGTTGTCCACCAACAGTACGAGATTGTGTGATAATCTCATCTGTCTGGAAGTTACCAGTAAACGTCGGTGCAAAGATAGACGCTTTTGTTGCACTCAATGTTAAATCTGAGGTTAACTCTTGAGTACCAAACTTGTTAGGATTAATTACCAAACCAATACGACGATAGTCGTTGTCAGTTGGGAAGTCACCAGATCCTTCATCATAGGTGAACTTAGTGTTAATCATGACACGGAAACCACCCAACTCAGTTGCTGGTGCAGCACCATGTCCCATCGATGGAGGTATTACAACTTCAACGCTACCACCAGTACCTGTTCCAGCACCAATACCGTTGACTTCATCGATGATTACTTTACCAAAGGTGTATCCACTACCACCAGATGTCACAGTAGCAGAGGCAATTCTACCACCATCAACTACAAGTGATACCCTACCACCTACACCGTCTCCTTTAATAGGGACGTTTTCATATGTACCATTGTTATAACCACTACCAGATGAACCGATAATGATAGTATCAATTTCTCCACCAATAGCATCTGCTACCACTGCGGTATCAGATAGCACAGGCATATACTCGTTAGAGAAGAATTTTAAGACTTGACCAACAGGGATCGTGTACATATACTTCCAACGGTAGCCATCAGCAGTTGTGATAATCGAAGTGGAGGTTCCTGTGGGCTCAACAGTACTAGGTTTACCATTAGGATCAGAAGGACTTGTCCCGTTGTAGATGCATTTGTACGTTTGATAAGACGAATTAACGACGTAAAAGTCTGAGTCGTATAATTTCGTAGCACCTGACGATGCCGTTTTAGTCGAGGAGTAATCATGGCGGTACATATCATAAACATAACCCAATCCACCAGTTGTTTGCTCTGGGGGAATCCAGTCGGTACGCCTGACTACCTGAATAGTGTCATTTGCTAACACCCTCTTCAGGGAGATCATATCCGAATAGTCATCCGCAAATTCTTGGAATGAATCTACTGGGTCTGGAGGTGCATTCTCATTATCCCACGGTTGTGGTCTGCCTATGAACACATAAAGACGATCTCTAGCACTACCTGCCAACAGGTCAGACTGCGTAGGATCTGGTCCTTCAAGTGCCTTCCTAAACCTTTCGGCAGTAAAGATTCTAAATTGGTCGGTAAGTAACGCCATTGTAAACGATTGCCTTCTTTTTATTTATGTGGGTTATTCATCCTCATTTCGCACGGCTGCTGTATATTCAACAGAGAATATCTTAGCAGTCGCACCAGAGGTGTTTCCTTGTAATGTTTCACCCACAGTCCAAAGGTAAGTTGTACCGTTTGGAGAAACAATATCTTTGATAGTTAATGTATGCAAGTCCTCATTCGTGCCTATCGTAGGACCTGGTGTAATACCAGTAGAATGGGCAGTCATACTTGATGTCTGTCCTTGTACTTGCTCAGTAGATGTGAATGTATTAGAATTAATATATTCAACAATTAAGGTAGCAGTAGATGTATGAGTATCACCATCACCTAAAGCACCAGCAGACTGAATAGTTGCAACTAGAGATTGAGGATTACCATCGTATATCTGATCACCTGCTTGGAATAATGTAGTGTTTTGTCCACCAAGTGTCTCCTCTATACCATATTTAGACTCAGCAATACCACCATCTAAGTTAATCTGGTCTTCAAACTCAGTACCAGTATTAATTAGATCGATAATACCATCACCAGCACCGTCTAATTCATCATCATCTTCAAACTTTCTATTAAGAATAAGACTTAGTGGATCAGTGAATGCAACAATATCACTACCTTCAAACTCTACTAATGTATGAGGAGCAACACCAGTACCAGATGCTCCAGCAGTACCAGCAACAAATGCTATAATCTTAGACTTCTCATTAGACCTACCACCATCGATGAATGCCAATTCATCAACTTCAAAGGTCAAATATAATGCTCTTTGGGTAGGATCCCAGTCATATACTATAGCAACTCGGTTATTAGATGATTCAACAACCCTTCTAACCTTGTCAGTTACTTGGAAACTATATGCAGTTAACCCTGTATTTGGATCATCCTGTAGGTTATCTAATATAACTTTCTGGTCAAAACGGAAGTTAACACCTCTGTCAACACCAGTAAATGAGTCATAATCATCACCATTTGATACAGCAGTTTTACCTGTATATCTTACAATCTCTCTACCTATCAATAACTTACCTGAGCCTGGATAAGGATCAGTAGTCTGCACAGTTATTGTACCAGTACTAGAGCTAACATTAGATGTTAGTCCAGTTATATCATATACAGTAGAGTTAAGAGACTGCCTATTCCTTGCTTCTCTAATAAGGTTGGTATCTCTAGTAAAGATAATCTCTGGAGGAGTGGTATATCCACCTCCACCTGTCAATAGATCTATACTGGTAATCTTACCAAGGTTTATGAATGCCTCAGCAGTAGCACCAGATCCACCACCTTTAATAATCTGTATAAGAGGAGGTGTCTCAAAGAATTCACCTTCATTGGTTAGAGTAATCTTTGAAACTTGACCAAATTGGTTAACGTTAGCAACACCAGTTGCACCTTGGCCACCACCACCGCTGATGATGACATTTACGTCTTCCTCTGTATAGTTTCTACCTTGCTCTTGAATAGCAAGACTGGTTAACAAACCTGTTACTGGTACTAACTCAGATCCAGATCCACCACCACCTTCTATCACAGCAGTAGCATCAAAATATTGATCACCAGGTGTGGTCATCTGAATGAAATCTATACCACCATCATCTTTAAGGAAGATCTTACCAGCAGCAGATCCATCAGAACCATCATCTTCTATCTTAAGACGTAATGGATCGTATCCTTCACCTGGGTCTAATACTTCTACAGCAGTTAATTCACCTAAGTCACCTTCAATAACTGCTCTTAATACTGCATCTCTAATAGGTGTACCACAATTCTCTACTCGTAGTCTTGGTGGATCATTAGGATCATATCCACTTCCTTTAGCTTGTACATAAACATCCCTAACCCCAAATATACTATTAAATATTGGGATAATCTGAGCACCGCTACCTGGGACTGTTCTTGTCATACTAGACTACCGTTAAGTTTCCTACCATTGCTGCATGCATTGTGCACTGGTAAACATAAGTCGTACCAGCTGCTAAATCCATTGGGACTGTCCAATACTGGACTCCTTCTTGGTCACCTGTTACTCCTTCAGTTACTGCTGTGCCACCCGCTGTCTGTCTTAAAGCAAGAGGATGTGCTGCACCTGTTGTATTATTAAATCTATATGTAAATCCTCTATAGACAAATATTGTTGGGTTGTCTGTAGAAGGATCGACACCACCACCTGCTGCTCTGTAAGCACTACTACTAGGTCCAGTGAAATTAAATCCTATTGTAGGTGATACTGTAGGATCCCAACTGGTACCATTGAATATAATATTATTATTTGCAGAAGCAAGATTAGAAAGATAGAAATCAGAATTAAGCGTTACTGTGTTTGAAGTTACAGCAGATGTTATACCCTGGCCACCTGTCACTGCGAGGGAAGAAGTTGCAAGAGCAGCAGTTGTAGTACCACTATCTCCTGTGACTGTCCTATATGTAACTTGCTCTACGTTAGGAGCGTCGTTTGTAATTGTAAGGTTATCTCCATTAACAGCAGTACTAATGCCAGTCCCACCAATGAGATTGATAGTAGCAGTTGTACTACCTGCGGTTTTGTTTCCTGCATCACTTCCTATTACGCCATAGGCATTTTGGTTTAGGTCACCAAGGGTGCCTGTCATGTTTATGGTGAGGGTGTCTCCTGCGATTGAAGTCGAGATCTCAGTGCCTCCCGCAACTGTAAGGACATCAGTAGGAGCACTAGCAGTAGTACTGCCAGTGTCAGCAGCGATTCCTTCAAATAAATTTTGAGTGGTTCCACCACCACCGCCACCTGATGAATCATCGTTTGCAGGCTCCCATGCAGAGTTGCCAGCATTCCATTTAATAACTTGTCCATCACTAGGTCCACCTCCAACGGTCATATCTACATCACCAAGATCACCAAGACTGTGATCTTCACCTATAATCTTCTTCCAACCAGCAGAAGTTGCAACTCTTGCTGTAGTATCAGCAGCTACATATGCAAACATACCATGATGAGTTACAGCATCAGGAAGATCACCAACTGTAGCAAAATGATTAGTATATTTTAGTTTACCGTCAGCACCATCAATATATGTTAGAGCAGATCCTGTGCCACCAGCCCAGAGTTGAATATCTCCAGTGCCATTTGCTTGGATTGCTATATCTCCATTGTTTGATGATATAATTTTATGACCACCGATGTCTACATCTTCTGTAAACTTATTAAATGACCCCTCAGCAAACTGAGCACCATTCCACTTAAGTAGTTGATCCTGAGCTGGAGTGCCAACGTTGATTTGTAAATTGGTATCGTTACCGAGATTAGTATACAATTCATCAATGACGCTATTCAATTTGATAGCACCATCTCTCAGACTGTCACCAGTCCCGTCATTCGCTGACGATCCAATATTGAGGGTTTGCTTTGCCATGATAGTAGTCTTTACAGTGTTATTTAGGTGCCATCATAAGTTTGTAATGTAGAATCCATAGTAGATGATGTACTATCGAATCTATTATCGGTGCTGCCACCATCTCCAGCACCAGCAACTGTCAATGTTACTGCGTTAGAATCTAGTGGTGAGTTAGTTGCTGCTTGTGGTGCTCCTATAGGACCAGCGATCCTACAGCGATACTTGTATCCAGTCATATAGGACAGTGCAGTAACTGAATATGTGTTAGTTGTTGCACCAGTTACAGCAGCAAATGCGAATCCACCATCAGTAGATCTATACCACTGATATGCCACAGGTCCGTCTTCTGGTAAGACAAGACTGGTAACAGTAAATGTGGCAGTCTGACCAGCATTAACTGTTGCATTCTGTGGTTGTAGACTGAATGTTAGGGTTGGTACCACACCACCGCCACCATCTCCACCGCCACCACCAGCAGGTGCTTCAACAGTGAACGTTGTGTCAATGGTTTCTCTAGTGGTTAGTCCAACAATGAATGGAAATTTAGTAAGATTTACGTTAGTTTCATCTACTGTCAGGAAATATGCATAGGTGCCGTCCTGATATTCAGGTGTAATAGCAAATCTTCCATTATGACTGTCTAAATCACCTGTCCCTTCAACAAATTCATAGTCCTCCATGAGAGTACCAGCAGGAGGATTGTCACTTGTATTACCATAATCAGGTCTTCCAGGTGCTTCTGTGTCTCTTACAGCATAACCAGTCCTCATTGTCCTAGTACCACTCAAATTATCGAATGGTACATCATATCCATAAGGTCCATAGATAGGAAATCCGTCAAATGCTATGCCAACTATCTTAGAATGACCGTCTGGATGACGAATATTGTCTCCATTATACTGAGTTGACCCATAATAATCATTATATGATGCCATAGATGACCCTGATTTCCAACAATCTAGGAAATGTGGGTCATGATAGTGGTAAATTCCAGTCTGTTCTGGGTGTCCACCACAATTATCCTCTCCAGAGTTAACAAAAGTTAGATCACCAGCAGCAACCCAACTAAAACCTGATGGAGGATTGAGTCCAGCACCAGCAGAAGGGTTAAAAATGGCAACTCCGTTACCTGAAATACCAATTTGTCCTAAAGGGGTCTCAATTCTTCCATTTCTTTGGTCAAAATACTCCATTGTGCCACTAACAGGAGTGGATGCTTGAGTATCTACGATGAAATCTAATGTAGTATCAGTAGATAACCAACATTCTCCAGCAATAGAGGTGAATGTTGTGCTTCTAAAAATGAATTTTTGCTTTAATCCGTCACTAAAACTTACTAATATATGATCATCAACAGCAATATCAGGATTTGGTCCAGTAAAAAGAGTTAAGTCGTTGACCGAGATGGTCGCTCTCCGAATATATCCGTCATGCGTATATCCATTATTATCAAATGTGCGAGCAATTCCAAATGTTCCTCCACGGTATAAGAAGTCATGATCCCAATCTTTCTCCTGAATAGTGTTAGGGTTATTATCGTTAGGGAACGTACCAGGAATCACAGGAGCAGGGAGGGCATCCGATGCTACTGTGATTACTTTAGTTGCGTTATTAAAGGAAGCTGTTGCTGCCATTGTTTTTACTTTTATTTAGATGTCATCAAAGATGAGATTAGGTGTAAAGTCTGTGATTACAGTAGCACCTGTCTGGACGCTTAGGACTGCTGATAATGAGTAGACTGGGGTTGCTCCAGCAGCAGTAATTGCGACTCTGTATTCATCACCATCGTCTGCTTGTTGAGCAGCGTTTGTGTTATATGTTGATTGGTTAGCACCAATGATGTTGCTCCAAGTCTGTGTGCCATACTCCTTCTTCTGCCACTGATAATTCATTGTCTGATCATTAGTTACAGTAGAGACAACTGTGAATGCAGCAGTCTGACCTTGGTTAACAGTTACGTTAACTGGGTCTGTAGTGATTGCAATTGTGCCAGGAGTAATTCCTCCACCACCACCTGCTTCTCCGCCTGGGCCTTCACCTGCGAGTACGTCAAATCCACCGTTAATTGGACCACCTTCAGGAGGTGTAAAGTCATCTGGGACTACGTTATCAACAGCGACGATAGGTGAAGTATAACCAACACCAGGTGTCTTAACATCAATACGTGTGATACCCATTAATGCTTTCAACTTACCGTCGAATCCAGAGGATGAAATAACATCCACGTTAGGACGGTCAGTATAACCATCGCCAGGATTGGTTAGGACTGCGTTAACAATTTGACCAGAGGTAATTTCTGAAATAGCATCAGCATTTCTACCCTTAACTGATCCAGTATATTCAAATGTGATTAGTGAGTTAGAAGACTCAATTAGAGCAACTTCTCTGGAGAATTCCTCACCCTCGATGTCTAGTTTATCACCAGCTTCGATTGGTGGGACAACAGTTGCTGCGATAACGTCTGCGTCAGATCCAATGTATGAGAAACCAACGAAGGTTGATCCCGCACGTGGGACTTCAGCGAAGATGATACGTGAACCAACGATCTCGTATGCGACTCCAGGTTCCTGAATAATACCGTTAAGTGAAACGATAATGTTATTCTCAGGACGGATAGTGTTAGAAGAAACACCTTCAGTTAGTGTCAAGGAGTAGAATAGTCCACCACGCTTGAGGTTGAATGAAGATCTCAATGAGTCAAACTCGAAGGAGATATCATCTAACTGACGTAATTTACCAACGTAGTATCCGATAAATTCAGATCCAATGTCAGGTGCCTCAGCAAACTGTATCTTGTCAGAGAATGCAACATAAGAAGCATTACCACCAGGAGGTTGTAGGATACCATTAACGAATGCGAGTAAGTGACCAGCAGGATCTGGGAAGTATGCTTCACCGTTAGAAACAGTTAAGTCAAATGTTGTCTGAGTTCCATCAAATCCTCTGAAGTAACGATCAACTCTACCTTCTAGTGTGCGAGCAGAAGAAATACCAGCACCCCATCCGAAGTCAGACTTGAGTGACATATTATCAAGGAATTGACCACTAGCAGATTGTACCCAGATAGTAGCAGTAATACCTGCTTGCTCTATAGCAACTACCTGTGCGTAAGATTGATAATCAGTAGCAGTGTAACTAGCAACACCAGCATATATGGTTGGGAAGTTAGATCCTAATTCTATCTTACCGATATTGTTACCAGCTTGTGTTAGATCAGTTAGAGGAGAACCAACACCTACAGGGTTGATATTAGCAATCCATAGTTTGTGTGGTACTGGTGGATTAGCAGTTGCATCTTCTTCCTGATACTTAGTAACAACAGCAGTGAATCCAGGATTCTTCTGGACTGTACCTTGTAGGAGTGAAACCTCATCACCAACATTGAATGTATCAGAGAGACCAGTATCAATGATTGCTACACCTAGATCTAATTCTAGAGTCTGTATACCATGTATCCACTGATTAAGTTGAAGTTGTGTGCCAGTAATACCCTTAATATCTAAGATGTAATCAGTAACACTACCGTAAATAATATCACCTGGAATCCATGGTTCTTCAATTGTTTCTACATCAATTGCAATTCTACCACCTTCATTGCTTATCAAAGATCCAGACTTACTTGTGTAGTTGTCCATGTATGCTTCGATAGCACCAACCTTACTGAAGAACCAATCACCTGTAGCGAATGCTCCTTTCTTAACGTTGATTAAGAATCTATCGGTAGGAGTGCCAACTGTATGAACTGCACCACTATCAGCACCTTCTAATATATCACCACTGCTAATAGTACCAGCGACGGTATGTAGTTTCAAGAATGATGTGCCAGTCTCAGTATCAGGTTTCAACATCTGTAAAACCTTACCGTTATTAGCGGTTGCGTTCTGGACTTGTGCTGTCTCTCCGTTTACAAATGTATCATATGTGCCTGGAGTTGTTTGTGCAGCAACTGTTGGATAATGAGTAAAGAGTTTGTAGATAATACCTTCGTTTGCATTGATAGTGCCGATCTCAGCGTTAGCATTTGAGGTGCTACCAAAGACAACATCAGCAGCGTTAAATCCACCTTGTATTGGGCATTCTGAAGTATCAACTGGGAATGTAGCCTCAGTCCTAGGTACTCCATCTCTTCTTTCAACAGCAAATATCTGAGATCCAGAATTAGACTTATCAACTTGTAGAAGTCTAAATCGGCCATCATGGATATACGAGGCTCCAATTTCAAACCACTCAGCAGTACCTGTTAGGACATAGAAGTATGGTTGATTAGCAAGACCTGTCAATGAATTCTCAGATGCAGGAATGTATGTTAATACATCACCACGACGGAAGTTATTAGGACGCTCAATTCTGATTCTATACTCAGCACGATCATAACCTACATCAACTTCTGGAGTTAGACTTACTAGATCAGGATCAGTATTATAGTCAATACCCATCTCATACTTAGTAACTCTGTTTGTGCAATCTGTAGATGCTACGAATGTTACTCTTGCTTCAGTTGGATATTGTGACATCTCTAAAGCATACTCAATTGGATTGAGTGAAGAGTCAATCATAAACTCAGCGGCTTCTTTATTCCACTCAAGTTTCTGTGGTGTTTCAATTGAATAAACATCATATGGATCCCATCCACTTTCCTCAAAATCAAACAATACACTCTTAGCATATTCACGAACTCTTGCAAGACAGAATAGAAGATGAGTCCTAGTTACGTTAGTAAATGCTATGAAGTTACCTTCACCATCAAACCAGTCTTGTGTCATTCTGAATGATCCAGCATTACCTTCGGTAACTAAGTCATATCTTATTGCAGCAACACAATCATTAGCGAAGTCAATCGTTAAGTTAGTAGTTGGATAATTTGTCTGAGTTTCAGCGAATGCTCTACCAGCAATTGCTTGCTTATTGAAGAGAATCATATCAGAAATTCTCTTACTGTTATTTGTCCCACTACCAAGTGCATCAGTAAAGAGATCCATCAAAGTATCAATTGCTGATGTTACGTTATAGCAAGTACCTGTCTGGAAGTCTGCGTTACTATTGTATGGGAATGTCTTGGTTATAGTAGACAGATGATTAGTCTGGACATTTGCTGCCTTATCAATTGTCTCGATAAAGATATCAGCTAATGTGTTAATAGCAGATGCAGTTTCTTGACATGTCTGATTCCATGTGCCGTTAGCATCTGATCCACCATTTTGACTATCATAGGTAACAGTCTTATCTCTGATAACAACATCAGGTGTATACTTAACGGGCCAAACAATTGGCATTGTGTAAGATCTACCAGCAACATTATTAGGTTGACTAATAGCATCTGTTACCAATTGCATTAGGTTACCAATCTCAGTTTCTACACCAGATCCTTCAGTACCAGTATATTCATCGTTAACTCTACGTGCACGATAGTAATCTAAGTCTGACCTAAGTGGATATGCATAAGACAATACTGATTGGACAGGTATTATCTTACCATCAACGTGATCTGTAACACGAGGATATGTGTGCTGAGTAGCATTACTATCCTGACTACATGTGAATGTTAATGAGTTAGTATCAATCGTAATAGCATCATCTGTGCGTAGACTATGACCAGCAACAGTCAATGTTAACTGACCTGTAGTAGGCTCATAGTATGCATCTGTAGGTGTAAGTTGAGTGCCATCATTAACAACGTTAATTGCACCAGCAGCAGCAGTTACAAAGTTATGCTTATAGTTACCACCCTGTATTATACATCCAGAGTTTGCACTCACAAATGTATGCTGGAATGTCTTACCAGCAGGTGATACACCTACGTTAATTCTTATCTTACCATCCTGTATTCTAATACCCTTCTCAATACAAGATACAAATGTATGCTTACCCATGAAGTTGGTAGGAAGTGTATCTAACACTTGGACATCAAATGTGTCAGTGGTTATGTTATGTACTGCCAACCATTCATTACTTGCATGATCTGTAGGTCTTGGATACAAGTGTGTCGTACGATGATTATCTAGATCACATGTAAATCCTAAAGCATGATCTTGTATGTAAATGTAATCATTCGCTTTCCATATACCATTAGTCTTAGCAGATACAAATGCGTGTTGATAGCTACCACCACCAATAACAGCACCAGGTATTGCACTAACGAATGTATGATCGAATAGATTAGTTGTTTCTTGAGCGATATTTACATCAACTGTAATCCAACCACTCTGTCTATGTAATGTGTTATTTCTAAATCTCTCGAATGTATGAGTGTGGTTACCACCAGCAGTGATAGCATTAGATGCAGCAGAAGCAAATCTGTGTGTATGGTCACCAGCAACAGTGGATCCTACATTAACAGTAATTGTAGAATTCTTCTTCTCTAATCCATCAGCAACAGCACTTACATATGTGTGTGCATATTCACCATTACCTCTGATTGTTCCTCTGATAACTGCACCAGTTTCAACTCTCTCAATTGTGTGAGTTGTAGTATTAGAAGAAACACCAACGTTAACTGTATATGTGTTTGCATCTACAACAGTAAGAGTTAACCAGTCACCAGCAGCAGGGTCTTGTGCTCTAGGATAAGCATGCTCAGTTGCAAAACTATCTTCCTGACACTTGAATACAAAACTCTCATTCATTAACTGAATCTTATCACCATTTGCAAATGGGTGAGTATTATGAGTAATTGTTAATATACCTGTTGCTGGAGCATAAGAAGCAGTTGATGGAGTGAATGCATTTTCAGATCTTACAAATTGGTGAATTGAAGTATTACTTGATTTACCAACATGTACTGTAATTGTCTTCTCAGTAGCAGAAAGAATAGGTACTGAAGTATCATAGAATGGGTCAGTAGATCTTGGATACTTATGCTCACTACCGAAGCTGTCAGCATTACACTTGAATACTAATGACTCTTCCTCAATGTATACTGCCTCATGTGCATAAGCAAGACCGTTAGTAACAGCAGACACAAATGTGTGTGGTGAAGTAACAGACTGAGGAGCAGATGCTAACACCATTACATCAAATGTATCAGTAGTGATGTTACTTACTTCTAACCACTTATCACTTGGATAGTCAGTAGCACGTGGATATGTATGATTGTCAGTAGGATTATCAGCATTAGCGATACCAACTTGGACTGTAATTGTTGTAGCAGTTGGGCTGGTTACTGCAAGTGCTGTGCCAGATGCAGGGTCAGTAGCACGTGGATATGCGTGGTTAGATCCATGATTATCAGCATCACAAGTGAAGGTTACACCACCGTTAACGATAGTAACTGTATCAGAAGTTGTCAAACTATGTGACCCGATTTCTAAGACTAAGAGTCCAGTATTAGGATCATATGTTGTACCAGCAGCAGCTGTGTATGTAGTAGTGCCATCATTAATAGCATTGTTAACACCACTTACAAATGTATGAGTTCCAGTAGATGCAGCACAGTTGAATGTGATGGAGTTATCGTCAAACTTAACTCTGTCTCCAATCTTCATTCCGTGTCCAGCAACAGTAGCTGTTAATACACCAGTTGTAGGATTGTAAGCAGCATCAGTAATTGTAGTTCTACCACCACCCTTAAAGTTGTGATCACCAATGGTAAGCACCATATCACCTGTAGTAGGTTCAAATGTTGCAGCAGAAACTAGGTAGTTAGCACGAGGTGTCTTACCAACGTTAACATCAAAGTTATTACCAGAAACATTAGAAATTTCTAACCACTTCTCTGAAGCATAATCTGTCTCTCTTGGATAAGAATGATTAGTTGCATTATTATCCATGTCACAGGTCATTACTAGAGAATGATCAGCGATTCTTACATGGTCACCATTAGCAAATGGGTTGTTAGCAACTGTTAGTGTTAATACACCAGTTGTAGGATTGTATGCAGCACCAGATGCAGAATACTTAGCATGACCTACTGCCTTGATCTCAAGAGCATGATCATGTGCTCTATCTCTCTTAGCTTTAAGTCCATTAGCAGCGAATGATTGGAAACTGTGTGTGAATGATCCACCAGCTCTAATTGATCCTCTCTTAACAGCACCAACTTTTGCTCTCTTAAATGTATGAGCAGAGGTGTTTAGAGAAGGTATGTTATCACCTAATACTTGTACTTGGAATGTATCGTTAGTTACATTCTGAAGTGTTAACCACTTATGACTTGCAGGATCACCATGTCTAGGATAAGAGTGCTCAGTAGCATGGTCATCTTTAGCACATGTGAAGATTAATGAGTTATCTTCAAACATGATCTGCTCACCATTTGTCATACCATGAGCAGTAATAGTTACTGTCATTAATCCTGTGGTAGGACTGTATACAACTGCGGTTGGTGTCTTACCTACAGCAGGTTTAAAGATGTGAGCATGATTAGATGCACCACTAGGTGATGAGTTAACATTAACTGTTATAGTGCTATCAGATACAGCAGTTACAGCAATAGCATCTTGATATGCAGGGTCATCAGCAGTAGCACCACCAGTACCATTAGGACGTGGATATGCGTGATCAGTTTGATGACTATCCTGAGCACAAGTGAATGTCATTGACAGTGGGTTAATGTAAACACTATGTGCAGTTGTAATACCGTGGTCAGGACCAACAGTAATTACCATGTTACCGTTAGAAGCGTTATACTCTACATTCTGAGGATCGAAACTCTTAAACTCAGACTTACCAACGAAGATCTTGAATTGATTAGCATCGATATACTCGATAGGCTTCCACTTACCACTGATAGGATCAGAAGATCTAGGATAAGTCTTGTCATTGGTACTTCCGTCCATTGTGCAACGCAGTGTTATTGCATTGTCATCAATCTTAACAAGAGATCCTTCATCTAAACCATGACCATTAGAAGTGATTGTTAAATAACCTGTTGCTCCATCATAGTCAGCACCTGTTGGAGTGAAGTTATCAATTGTATTTCTTGGATATGCATGAGTAGTCTGATAGTTATCCTGACTACATTCCATTGTGATACCACCATCAGCAATCTCAATACTCTGTCCAACCTTAAGTGGATGAGTACCAATCTCAATTTCTAAATGACCTGTTGTTGGTGTGTAAGATGCATCTACAGGAGTATACTGGACAGCAGCAGTTGTGCCTACTTCAATATCAAAACCATCTGTAGATACGTTAGAAATTTGTACCCACTTACCACTGATAGGATCTGTGCCTCTAGGATATGCATGGTCGCTAGATCCATCATCCATTGCACAGGACATATCAAAAGCATAATCTTCAATCTTAATGTAGTCTCCATTTGAGAATCCATGCTTGGATACTGTTAGTGCCAATACACCTGTAGATGGTGTGTAGGTAGCAGCAGTTGGAGTATGTCTTGTTACACCGTCATCAATAATCCTAAGTGAATTATTATATGCAGGGTCAGTTGTCCTTGGATATGAATGATTTGAAGATCCACCATCCATTGAGCAGGTGAATGTCAAAGCATCAGCAGGAAGTTTGATGCTGTCATTACCCTTCATTAGGGTAGCAACAGTTATACTTTCAGGTCTAGCAGATACGAATGTATGAGTTGTAGTATTGCTAGAAGGAATATTGAATAGGACTTGGACATCGAATGTATCCTTAGTTACATTCTTAACTATCATCCACTCATCACTGAATGGGTCAGATGCCCTAGGATAAGCATGATTGGATTGATCACTATCCTGATCACATGTAAATGTTACAAATCCATCCTCTACCTTAATTCTGCTACCATTCTTAAGACCGTGGTTAGCAACAGTAAGTGTCATTACACCTGTTGTTGGGTTGTAACCAGCATTAGTTGGTGTAAGTTGTGCAGGAGCAACAAACTTATGAGTATAGTCACCACCAGATGCAATTGTTGCTCTAACAACAGCACCAGTAAGAGCACTTACAAATGTGTGAAGAGTTTCATTGGTTGATGGGACATTATCAAGGACATGGACATCAAATGTGTCATCAGTTACATTGTGAATAGTTAACCACTTGTTGTTTACTGGGTCACCAGATCTAGGATATGCATGATTAGTTTGGTTAACATCCTGTAAGCATGTGAATACTAATGAGTTAGTACCAATCTTGATATTCTCTCCTTCGAGGAATCCATGATTAGGAATTGTTAGAGTCAACCAACCTGTTGTTGGATTGTAGTTAGCATCAGTTGGTGTATATGCTTCAGTTGATGGAACGAATGTATGGTTATATGCACCACCTACCTTCAGACTATTAGCTGATGCACTTATAAAGTTATGAGAAGTTGGGTGACTAATCTGACCATTACCAATATCAAGTATTATCTGACCAGTTTGTCTATGTAATGAGAGATTCTCCCAAGAAACAAATGTATGCTCATAAACATCGTTAATACCAGACTTGCCTATATGGACAGTGAAACTACTGTTACTTACATTAGAGATAGGTAACCACTTACCAAATGTAGGATCTGTCCTTCTAGGATAAGAGTGGTTAGTAGCGTTGTTATCCTTAGTGCATTGGAATGTAACTGCATTCTCATCAAGCATTACAAAGTCATTTGCTTTCCAAACGGCATCGGTACCGATGGATATAAGTTGATGGACTGTATTGTTTGAAATAGCACCTTCACCGAAGAAGTTACCTACGTTAACATCGAATGAATTACTACCAACATTAAATGCTTTCAACCACTTACCACTAGCAGGGTCAGATGGTCTTGGATATGCATGGTTACTTCCATTACTATCTTGCTCACACTGGAAGGTAAAGTGTCCATCCTGAAGGAGTAACATATCACCATTCTTAACGTTATGACCATTAAGATCAATTCTCATGGTACCTGTAGCAGGATAGAATGTAGCACCAGTTGGTGTCATTGTGCTATGATTACCAAAGCTATTGCTCATGGTAATTGTCATAGTACCCTTAGTAGGATTATACTGAGCGTTAGTAGGACTATGATCTGTCTTACTTACTTCGTAGATAGGAATATTTGTATCGAAGAAATGATCCTTCTTGTGAGTAATGCAGTTTGCATTAGCAGATACAAAGTTATGGATTGTAGTATTTGTAGAAGGTACTACATCTAACACTTCTACGTTAAATGTGTTAGCAGTAACATCCTGAATCATCATCCACTTACCACTTACAGGGTCAGAAGGACGAGGATATGTATGATTACTTGCATTACCATCCTTAGCACATGTAAATGTTAAGGAGTTGTCAGCAATCTTAACGTAAGAGTATGGAAGGAATCCATGATCATCAACAGTAAATGTAAGATGTCCTAAGTTAGGATCATATGTTACATCTGTTGGTGTATGAGTTGTACCAGGTCTAGGATATGAATGATTAGATCCATGACTATCAGCATCACATGTCATTGTGATTGCAGCTTCATCTAACCTTACACTGTCTCCAGCATGACGTAGACAATCAACAACAGAAGTTGAGTAAGTATGATCGTAAATACCACCACTTACAATCTGTGCTCTAGTAATACAATTACCAACAGCACTAGAGAATAGATGAGTTGTTGTATTGCTTTGAGGTATGACTGTGTTAACTGTAACATCGAATGTGTCCTCAGTTACACCATGTACCTTCAACCATGATCCAGAAGCAGGGTCACCAGGACGAGGATAAGCATGAGTAGTCTGATGATCATCCATAGCACATGTTAATACTATGCCATAATCATCTATCTTAATCATGTCACCATTCTCTAGTTTATGACCAACGATTGTTATTGTCATAACACCTGTAGTAGGATTATGATTAACATTTGTTGGAGTCATCCCTGTGTTAGGGACATAGGTATGGACACTCTGATCTGAGATAGCACCGTTACCAACATTAAGAGTTATAGTTCCATCTCTCTTAGTAATTCCATTTGAAACAGCAGACTGGAATACATGTGTTGTTGTGTTAGTAGAAGGAGCATATGATAATACTTGTACGTCAAATGTATTAGCAGTTAAGTTACTACCTAATACACGTTGCCATCTATTTGCATATGGGTCTGATGCTCTTGGATAGGAGTGATCAGATGATTGACCATCTTCATCACAACGGAATACTAATGAATTAAGGACAAACTTAACATCATCACCTTCTTGTAATCCATGAGGATTAGCAGTAGTGATGGTCATTATACCTGTAGTAGGATTATATGATGTACCACCAGTAGCAGTTAAAGGAGTACCATCATATAGCACTTCTATTGCTGTGTTATAGAATGGGTCATTACCATTAGGACGTGGATAGTAGTGATTACTATTATTAGCATCTAAGAAACATGTGAAGTTAATAGATTCTGTTGCTAGTCTTACACTCTGTCCTCTTCTTAAACCATGATCACCAATAGTAGCAACTAACTGACCGTTAGAAGGAGTGAAAGTAGCAGCAGAAATTGTAAATGGTATAGCAGGTGTCCTACCTACAAATACATCGAATGAATCCTTAGAAGAATTTCTAACATCCATCCACTTACCACTCATCTGATCTGTTGCTCTAGGATAAGCATGAACTGTTGCATGGTTGTCCATTGAGCAGGTGAAACTTACTCCACCATCAGCAATCTTAACGTAGTCACCATTAGAGAAACCGTGATCAGCAACAGTCAATCTCATTAAACCAGTTTGACCGTTATACTCACCACCAGTAATACTATGAATACTAGACTGACGTAATGTATGCTTTCTATCTGGGGTTATTACTAATTGACCATTACCAGGAGTAAATGTTGCATTGGTTGGTGTGTATTCTACTTGTGGTGTTGTACCTACATTAACAGTAATAGAATCTGAAGTAACACCAGTGATTGCTATAGGCTCGTTATGTACTGGATCTTTAGCTCTTGGATATGAGTGCTTAGTAGCATGGTCATCCATATCACAAGTGAATGTCAAGCTTTCTTGTGACAGTTTGATGTGTGTTCCAACTGCTAAACTGTGTGATCCAATTGTTAATGTAAGAGCACCAGTAGTAGAGTTAAATGTAGCAGCAGTAGGTGTCCAACCTTTAACTGGAGATGGACCTACGTTAACAGTAAATGTACCACCTTCCTGATCAGACTCAATAACTTCTAACCACTTACGTGTGCAAGGATCAGTAGATCTTGGATATACATGATTAGTATAATGATCATCCATTGAGCAAGTGAATGTCATGGAGTTTTCCATGATCTGTATCTGCTCACCTACTGTAATCTTATGTCCAGCTACTGTTAGTTTTAACTTACCAGTATATGCCTCATACTCAGCATGAGATGCTACATGAGTGGTAGCACCAACGAAACGATGCTGACCAATATTCATTTCTAAATGACCAGTATTCTGATCATAGGTAGCATCAGAAACATCATACTCAACTTTAGGAGTCTGACCTACGTTAACTGTAAAGAGATCTTTGCTTATAACAGACTCAACTAATAACCACTGATCACCAGCAGGATCTTTCTGTCTAGGATATCCATGCTTAGAAGAATGATTATCTTGAGCACAAGTGAATATTAGAGATCCATTTTCAATTCTTACCTGATCACCAGTCTTAAATCCATGCTCTTCAACCTTAACTGTTAATACTCCACTATCAGGATCATATGATGAATCAGTTGCAGTATGGACTGAATGGTTTGTCATTCCATGTCCAGGTACTGTCAAGGTCATAATACCTGTATCTGGTGTATAAGATCCAGCAGTTGCCTTCTTATCTTCACCGTATGTTTCTAATACTTCAATAGTAGTATTGCCAGCAGGGTCGCCAGAACGAGGATAAGAATGAGTAGTAGCGTTTCCATCTTGGTCACAAGTGAAGTTAATGGAGTTGGTTGTCAATCTGAGGAATGTACCCTCTGTATGATTGTGTGATCCAACATTCATTATCAAATCACCAGTGCTGGAATCATATGCAGCATGGGTGCAATCATACTTGATAGTAGGAGCAGGACCGACATTAACAGTAAATGTGTTAATAGGTGAAGACTCACTACCAACGTTTGATGAGTTACCAACTCCATATCCAGCATAATTTGAATCTGCAAATATTCCAGATCCACCAGTTAAACCAGTATATCCACCACCTTGAGTTTCAGCATTTCCAACAGATACACCGTCAATCCACAATTCTACTCTACCCTTACCAGCAGATAAGTTACCTCCAATATTGATTTGCCATACTAATTCATGATCACCATTATCAAAGTATGTTGATAGATTACTAATTTGTAGGTCAAGCATTGCAAGACCATTCTCAGAATGACCAGCACCACCAGCGTAACTATTAGATCCATCACCAGCACGAAGTCTTAAATATGTGCCACTATCTCTAACACCAAACCATACACCAGCAGTTGGTCCACCAGCTTCAAAGATTACTCCATCTATAGGACTAGATGCTAACTTAGCAACACAACGGAATACAGCATCTTCAGTAGGTACTATACCACTGCCACTATCAGTTGTGGATATCTTGTCTTCACCAGCCTTAAAGGATCTAGTGATAATATTATTAGTTTCACCTTCTATTTGTCCATCTTCATCAGAGTTTAATAGTGAAGTTGTAGGTCTTGGGACAGCATCATAGAATCTCTGATCTACAGTCCAACCAGCATCATTACTGATTACCTGAGACTTCATTGCACGGATTGCAAGCTCTTTTGCTTTGTTAATAATCCAAAGAGACTCAGTAGGAGCGTTAGTAACATGATCTAAGTTACCATTATAATTGGTATA